GAGGACGCTGCCGGTCACACCGTCGGCGATGCCGACGATCTGCGGCGGGACCCACCCGAGCGGGTAGGCCGCGCTCGTGGCGACCGTCCCCGTGCCGTCCTTGTGTCCGAGGACACGGACGACCGTCGCAGCCCCTGCGTTCTGCAGGTAGCCGCGAGCGGCGTAGGGAAGGGCGAACTCCGGATCCACCGCACCGAAGCGCTGGGCGAAGTCGTCGTATCCCTTGACGACGGCGGGCATGAAAGCGGGACCGAACGGAGTCCGACCGATGAGCGCCGCGCCGATTCCAGCCACGCCTTGCGCCAGTTGGCTCTGGTCGAGCTCCGAGGTAAAGACGCCGGGGCTAAGAAACTTTTGCGCCATCTGTAAGATGTCTCCTAAAGGTTGCGGTTCTATTCATAGAACTCACACCGTGCTAAGTCTAAATAGACGGGTAGAGGCCCAACGGCCTCTTTTTCTCAAAATTCTCGGGTAAAAAACTCGGGGGTCTATTCTGGCTCGTCCGGGAACATCTTCTTGAACTCTGCCCGGGATACCAGCTTCTCCTTGAAACCGACGGAGTAGGCCGTCTTGGTGATCTTGACGGAGGGCTTTTCCCCTTCCGTATCAAGGGTCAGGTTGGCCGGGACCCTGAAAGACGTGCTGTACCGGACGATCCTCTCCTGGTCCGTGAACTCCTCGAAGTTGGAGGAGTCCGACATGGAAGAATCGAAGAACCCGACAAAGTACCCTCCCTTGAAGGGCTTGCGATCTTCGAACTCTTCCCCGTTTTCGGAGTGTCGTCCGTCGTTGATGATGGGAGCCACGAAGGTCTTCCGGATGTCCAGCTCCCGGAAGAGCTTCTCGAGGACCCGGTTCATCTGCTTCGTGTAGCTCGTCTGGATGACTAGCTCGTAGTTGAAGATGTTCCGGTCGGGGAAGGGGACCTGCGTCACCTGGTAGACCGCCCCGGGCCCGGGACCCATGATCGGGATGCCTGCCGAGGTGACCCGCTGGATGTTGTTCTTGAGCTGGTTGGCCTTCGGATCGATCCTCTTGGCGATCGTCAGGTTTCCCGTCTGAGTACCGAGGGCCTGCATGCTCGGGTCGGCGTCCATGCCGGTACGCCGGATCGAGATGAGAGGGAGGATGAGGACGCCCGCCTGGTCCCGGATGCCCTTCCTCTTGATGGCGTAGCGTTCTCCGGAGCTGAAGATGACGGGGACCTTGGCGCGCTCAGAGGTCGGCGTTTCGACGGCGACGTCGACGGTACGGTCGAACCAGTCACGCACGGCGCGGTCCACCGTCTCGATCGTGATCGGCTCGAACTCTACTTCCTGACGTGCGTCGTCGTACTTGTTCACGGCTTCCAGAGGCTCCTTGCCTTCTTGATGGCGTCCCTGAGCGGGGCGTCTCCTTCAATTATGACGATCTCCTGGAACTCTTCTCGGATCCTTGACATGACCCCGAAGAGCTTGCCCCGGTAGAACACCCCACCGCCGGAGCACCCGTGCGTCCCTGGAAGGGCCACGGTGTCCGAGTGGGGATGGTCCTTGTACTGCTGGGCGCCGACGTACCGACCGTCCGTGACGAAGGCTCGGTGATAGTTCAGGAAGCCATGGGGGCTGCCGACGGCCGTGACTCTCGCTCCGATGGGCGGGTCCTGGGTCGCCACTTCCACCACGTCTCCCGGAACCCCGAGGACCCGCATGACGCAGACGTCGTTCAGCTCGTCGATGACCAGCGCCTGGGCGGCCATCTGGTCGAGCTCCATGTTCCAGATCAAAAAGTCTTCCCCGAGGACCGGAGCGTCCACCCCGACTTCCTTGGTCAGCTGGACGTGGACGGTGTCCTGGGGCTTGCAGACGTGGGCCGCCGTGACGATGAGGCTTTCCTTGCCCCTCACGGCGACGACCACTCCCGTTCCCTGGGCGACCATCGCGGCCGGCTTCAGCTTCAGTCCGTCCTTCTCGTTGGACTTCTCCATGTCGGGGATGAGGGTGATCATCCGGTGGTCGATCTGGACCGTGGCCCGCATGAGGTGCTGGGCGTAGGCCGCGTCATCGTCCCCCATGGTGTCCCACAGCTTCGGCTTCGTGTGCGCGCAGGACGTACAACCGAACGAGAAGAGAGAGATCAGAAGCAAGGCGTAGATCGTCGGAAAAATTTTCATCGCATGTTCCTTCCTTTTAGAATATCTGTAGCGAGGCGAATGCCCCGCCTTCCCAATTTTCGTTGACGCTTTCCCAGATCCGCATGGGGATCTGTACCCCGAAGTGATTCGTGACCGTGATCGTAGCCACGATGTGGATCGGCTGCTGGCTGAAGTCAAACTGGAAAAACGGGGTCCCGTACGAGATGGGGATCGCGTAGTAGTACCTGAACCCGGCCGGGACCTGGATGAAACCGGGATTGATCTGCCTGCTGCTCTCGAGCAGAGATCCGGGAAGAGCGAGGACGAAGGCCTCATCGAAGACGAGAGGGTTCGAGGCCACGTTCGACCCCTGAATGACTTGGACCTGGTCTACCACTACGCAGATGGGGTCGATGCCGATCCGATCGTCGACCACCTGGAAGTAGACCCGGCAGACCGTCCCGATGTACGGGGTCAGGTCGAGGTCGAACTGCTGGTAGGGACCGGGAGAGTTCACCGAGAACAGCGTCTGCAACAGCTGGTCCGGCATGTTCATGCTGCTGGCGTCCTGCGCGTAGACGTTGAAGTTGACGAACTTGATAGTGTCGTTCGTCGCCCCGTTCGCGATGAACTGGAGGTGGACTCCCTTGTCAGGAGGGACCAACGTCAGGTCGAAGTCCCGGTAGACGAGACAGAACCCGCTGTACCCGGGGAGCGTGTTGCTCGACGGCGGAGCCTGGTACGGTCCGGGAAGCGATCCCAGGAACATCTGGAAGCTTCCGCTGGGGGTGGCCAGGTCAAAGAAGCCGTTCCCGTCGCATGTCCCCTGGATCTCCCCGATGCGTTGGGGACCCGTCCCGCCGGGACCGAGGGGTGGATTGATGATGTTCCAGGCCGGGTCGAGGCCCATGTTGGTCATGCTGTCCGTCTCGAAGTCATCCGAGTAGAGGACAGTCTCTGGAGTGAAAACGAACGTCTGCTGTTGGACGGCACCGAAGTACACCCGGGGATTGAAGGCGATCCCGGAAATCTGTGTCGCCGGGGCGGGAGAGGCCGCGTCCTGGACGATGAGCTCGAACCCGACCGACGTCGGGCCGGATCCCTGGGAAGTGAACGCCCCAGTGACGGTCGCCACTCCGAAGGTGCTGGGGTTCGGGACGTTCGTCGTCGTGAAGTCCTGGCTGTTCACGATCGCGAAGGTCCCGGGAACGAAGCCCGAGAACCCCCGCGCCCCGAACGGAAGTCGGGTGACATCGTAGAAGAACTGCGGATCGACGATCTGGTCCCCCAGCTCGAGGCTGGCCGGACCGTTGAGCTCGAAGTCAAAGATCTGGATGTCCTGGGCCAGGACGTCGGACGTCAGCTTGGTCCAGATGAACTCCCCGACGGGGTGCTCGATGAGCAGGGCGCCATCCTCTCCCAGGGGTGGGGGAACATAGGGGGGAGTTCCCAGGAGGGCGCCGAGGGGTTCGGGGATGCCGTAGGTGGGTGTCAGTGGCCGACAGTCGAAGTTGATCACCCCGCTCCACACGTAGCCCAGCGAAGACGAGAGCCGCTGCTGCTCCATCTGGTAGAAGTCCTGGACGGTGGAGCCGCCCAGGTAGCTGGTCACGTTGAAGTAGAGGAGGCTGGACGTCGACGGGCTCGGGGGCACCGTGACGGGGATCCCGAAGATCTTGATCGGCGAGCTGCCGGTATTGAACGCGAGAAGAGGCATTAGCCCACGATGTTCCCCTGCTCGTCCCTCCAGTACAGGCCGTCAGAGACCTGTTCCTGGCTGGCGTCGGAGTTGAAGATCTCCAGACCCTTGACCTTGTTCGCCGGCGGGCGCGTCACGTTGGAATAGATAGGAAGTTCTTCCCGTCCAGGTTGCGTCCCAGGTTCGTCCACGAAGGCGGGAACCGACAGGCTCCCTGAGTGGTAGGTGGACCTGGTCTGTTCCGGAAGCTGACGGGTGAAGCTCGGCTTGTTGTCCAACGGGTGGGTGCGGTCCACGTTCTGGTTGGAGTTCGCCCCGTTGGAGAACTGCTGCTCCCGGGCGACGACCAGCTTGCACTTGGTCATGAGCTTGTTGTTGACCTGCCCGAAGATGAGCTGGGGCTTGGTCACCGAGGTGATCTCGTAGTACTGCTGGCCGTACTCGATGAAGTCGCCTTCCCTCGGCTTGAGGTTCCGCTCGTTCAGCTCCTGAGTGTGGAAGTACACCTCGCTGGCGTAATCGCTGTCCGACCCCCAGAGGCCGCTCTTGGTCGTGGGGTTGTCGTAGAGGACCCGGGCGGTGCAGCGGACGGGGGCGGCCCACGTCTTCTTGATGGCCTCGTTGTAGAGGTCGTCGGTCTTCGTCTTGTCCAGGAGCACCGCGTAGTACATCACCTCCTCGTCCACGACGTGCTGATGCAGCTCGCGGATGATCGAGTTGACGAAGGCGATCTCTCTGGTGCCGACGAACTTGCGTGCCATTAGCCGATGTAGATCCCGAGGGGAACGTTCTTGATGACGTTGTCGAGGTCAGCCGCCATCTGAGCTTCCCGGGCGATGAGCTTGTCGTAGGTGGTGTCTTCCAGGATCTCCTTGAGCTCCGCGCGCAGGCTGTCCTGCTCCGCCTTGGAGTCGGTGAGGAGCTCGTTGCCGTCCAGCTGCAGGTCCCCGTTCGGGATCGGGATGGTCTGCATCTTTCCACGGACGCGGCCGAGGACCTCCTTCGAGAGGGCCACGGTCATCTTCCTGATCCACTGCTTGCCGATGGAGTTCAGCTCGGAGTACTTGATGTTGTCGAACGGGACGTTCGACATGTTCGCCACGCCGTCGACCGTCTTGTCCCCCTCCACCGACGGGGCATAGGGATCCTGCGCCACGGTGTAGGTGAAGAACAGCGGGATGTTCGTCTGCGGGTGCGGGTAGAGGGTCAGCTCGTTGTGGTGCAGGTCGTAGCTGTAGTTCGACCGGCGGACCTTGTTGCTCATCTTGAACTGCATGCCACGGAGGACGTCCTCCCAGATGGGCAGCAGGTAGAAGATGGTCTCCGGGGTGAACGACTCGAAGCTGAACTCGTTGTTCAGGTAGTTGATGGCGGAGGTCGTGCCGAAGAACCGGTAGGCCGACAGCGGGTCCGGGTGGAAGATCTCCTTGATGTAGAGACGCATGGGCTTGCCGTCGGAGCCGGTCGGGAAGACGGCCGGGACCTGCGGGCTGCCGCCGCCGGTGAAGGAGCCTGTGCCCACCACGAGCGGGTTCAGGTCGTACTTGGAGACGCCGGCCTGGGTCATGATGGAGGCCGACATGATGTTCGCGTCGCCTACACCGACCTCGTTCGAGAACGGCGCGGACAGCCGCTTGGCCAGCTCCAGGCTCCGGTTCGGGTACTGGTTCTCCCGACCCGTGAGCGATCCCGTGGGGGTGCCGAGGAGCGTGCTGAGGACGCTCTTGGCCTGGTACATGTTGATGATGGCGGAGTACTCGAGGACGGCTTCCTCGAACGACTCATAGACGTTGTCCGGCGTGAGCTCCACCTGCATGACAGGGTCGCCCAGCTTCCTGAACACGAAGTCCAGCATCTTGTCGGCATCGATCTGGAACTGCGGGTCCTGATCGTAGATGCCGAAGGCGGTCTGCCCGGTGTTCGGAACGAACGGCATCGCTTACTTCTCCCCGGTGCTTCCCGCGGGCGGTCCTCCCGCGTCGAGCTCGGCCGGGTCTTCTCCCTCGGCCTTCTCCATGTCGTGGCTGAACTTGCGGAGGATGTCTTCGACTTCGTCCAGTCCGACCCCACGCTTGGAGACGATCTCCTGGGCGTACTGCTGGACGATCTTGTCGAGCTCCGGCTTCATGGCCTCGGACATCTTGCCCTTGCCGATGTTCGAGCCGTATTGGCGCGGACCGAGGTTCTGCTTGTTGGGGAACCCGCCTTCACGCTTGAGGCTGTAGGCCGACCCGACGTTGATCGGGCGGCCGCCGGAGCTGATGAAGACTTCGTTGAGGGTGGGGAGCTTCTTGGCCATCTTTCTGGTCTCCTAGGTAAGGCTCTACCAGATAGGTATGCGCGTCCAGGAAGACGCGTCCCCAGAAAGAGGAACTGAGACTAGTGGAGGATGGAGCCGGTCAGGAGGAAGACCATGTTCGCCAGACGGTCGAGGGCCTGCTTGACCGTCGTGGGAGCGGGGGCCTGCCATTGGCTGGCGCTGATCGGGGTGTAGACCGACGACCCGCTGACCGCCGAGGCGACGGATCCGCTGAGGGTTCCTGCCGAGGCGTCGACCAGCGCGAAGGCGGCGTCGATCTCTCTCCGAAGCCGGATGTCACCGTCGGCCGAGAGCTCCGCCTGGCTACGCGGGTCGTGGGCCGCGTCGATGTTGTCGAAGATCTGGATTCCGATGTTCTTTGTGGCCATGGTTCTAAATAGCAGGCCAAAAAGAAAAGGGGGCCGTTTGGCCCCCTTCTCATCTTAGCTTAGGCTAAGGTCTTGGGTTAGATGACGTTCATGTCCTCGACGGTCACGGTCCCGTAGAAGTCGCTGCGGACCAGCTTCTTCGCGTACCGGGTCATGACGCCCTTCCGAGGAGTGAAGTCCTCCGGGGCGTAGATCGTCGGGGTGACGATGAGCGGCACGTACGGGGCGTACACGTAGCCGGTCTCGAGGAAGCTACCACCCTTGAACCCGATGAGGACTCGGTTGCGGGGGAAGTAGGGGTCCTTGTAGACCGTGAACCGGTTGTTCAGGGTCCCGACCTTCTCGGTGCCGACCGTGAACATGGTCTCCTTCGGATCCATCGAGAGGATCGGCTTGTAGAGCACCGAGGCCTCGAGGATGGTGGCCACGTCCGGGCTGGTCACCATGAAGTTGGCCGCGCCACGCAGCGTCTTGCGGTGGATGTTGTTCGCCACATCGATGCAGGTCTCGATGAGGGTCTCGTACCACTCGCGGACGGTGCCGGTGAAGCTTGCTCCCGAGACGCCCAGGCCCGTGGTCTTGTCCACGAAGTTGCCCGGCTTGCGGCTCCAGAAGAAGTTCGCGCCGGTCGCGAAGTAGAGCAGGTCGCTCAGGATCTCGCGGTCGATCTCGAGTGCGATCGCCTCCGAGAGGACCTGGGTGAGCTCCACCTCGGCGTCCAGGTTCTGGTACGCGGCCAGATCCTGAGCGAGCTCCGGCGTCCACTTGGCGCGCAGCTTGCGGGTGTTGGTGACAACCGCGGTGCTCTGGATCTTGAGGTTGATCTCCGGGATGACCGGGGTCGGGGTCGCGCCGAAGTCCGACTCGAAGTTCGGCAGGACGAGGGTGCCCGTGGTCGACGCCACGATCGTCGAACCGACCGTGTAGCTGACCTTCGCCTGCGGAACCGCATCGACGGTGCCCGAGACGATGAAGACCAGGTCCTGGCCGTTCGGCGCCACCTTGGTGTGCCGGCGGTAGACGATCAGCGCGTTGCCGGTGCCCTGGCCGCTGCCGTCAGCAACCGGGACGCCGTCCGTGGTCGCAGCCCACGAAGTCGAGGAGCCCGAGAGCGGCATCCACTGCTTGATCGCCGCGATGTCCGACGCCGCTTCGCCGAGGGCGGAGAGGGTCGTGTACGCGCCGGTCAGGGTCAGCTTGGTGAGCTGGCCTGCAGCGATGGTGCCCGAGAGGTCCGGGTCGTAGGCCACGTCAGCCAGGGTGGCCGCCGAGAGTCCCTGCGCGAAAGTCTGGGTCGAGACCTTTTCACGCATGGAGTACGACGTACCCAGGTTGTACATACCCTTGGTCGCAAGGTTCTGCGTGCCCGGGGCCGTCTGGTCACCGAAGAGCGAACCGCCCGACGAGAAGTCGTCGTTCTTGTTGCCCGCCTTGACGTTGGCGTACTGGTAGTCGAGGTAGAACAGGAGGCCCGACGGCAGCGAGAGCGGCTGCACCGAGACGAGCTCGTTGGCGATGAGGCCACCGAACACGCGCCGGACGATCGGGAATGCCACGTTCTGGAAGCCCTGGAGGTCGCCACCGACCGAGTTGGACTCGGTGAGCAGCTGGGCCGCCTGGGACTCCAGGAGGCGCGCCATGTTCGACTTCGCCTTGTTGCGCGGCGAGTCGGCCAGGCCCTCGAGGAGGCCGGTGCGCTCCCACTTCTTGACGAGACGGGCGGACTCCTTCAGCATGTCCTGCCGGGAGATGCCCTCCGTCAGTTCCTTCATATCGAATGCCATTTTTCGTTTCTCCTAGTTCGTCTTTGGGTCTGGGTTACTTGAGCAGGCCCGCAAGCTGACGCATGCGGTCGTACTTGCCCTGCCCCTCTGCCCGATCCACCGACTCACGGAGGATTTCCGGCTTGGGCGCTCCCGACGTGCGGGGGCGCTGGGCGTTGCCTGTCGGCTTGCGAGACTTGGACTCGCTGAGCGGACCGGCCGATGCCTTGAAGGAGCTCACGATGGCCTCGTAGACCATCTTCACCTGGGCGACCGACTTTGCCTTGTCGATCGATTCGAGGACGACCTGCTTCTGCTCCTTCGTGAGCCGGCCGTGGGTGTTCAGGATGCGGTTGACGTGCAGGACCTTGCTGTTGAACAGGTTGGTCTCGTGCAGCGTCTGGCCGAGGCGCTTGATCAGGGTGACCGCTTCCTTGAGCTTGCCGCGGAGCATCTTGTTCTCCGCGAGGCCAGCCTTGAGCGCCTCCTTGATCTGGTAGTCGACGTGGTCCGGCGGGACCTCGGTCTCCCAGTGCTTCTCGCCCGTCTTCTTGTCGGCGATGCCGGTTTCCTTGGACGCCTGGTCGAGCTCGCCTCCACCGACGATGTCCTTGAAGCCCTTCGACACCTGGGCCTCGGTCTGGAGGGCAGCCTCGTAGACCTTGTGGAGCTCCGATTCGGAGATCTCGACTTCCTCGTCCATTTCGTCCTTCTCCTTGTCCTTGCCCTCCTTCATGTCGGGCTCGGCTTCGGCATCTTCGCCGAGGTGAGGAATGGACATGCCGCCCATCCCCTCGTCTTCCATACCTTCGGCGCCTTCGGCACCGTCACCACCGGCTTCCATCTCGTGGCCGCACTTGGGGCACTCGAGGTGTTCGCCTTCTTCGACGCCGTGCTCGTGGGCACCGGTCGCACTCTCGGGATTCTCATCCTCGCCGTGCTCACCCGGAAGCTCCATGTGCTCCTCGCCGTCTTCGGAAAGCTGCGGGAAGAACCCTGACAGCGACTCGAGGTCGAGCTCCTTCTCCTTGTCGTCCTTCGCTTCGGCCATGTCCTTGTCTCCCATGTTCTTGCCTTCCTGGTACTTCTTTTCCTTCTCCCGCTTCGCCGGAGAGTAGTAGTCAGCTCCCTGGTCGTTCACGCGGTCGACGCTCTCGCCGGCAAGGGCGGAGCGGATCTGCTTCTCGAGGAGTGCCTTCACGCCGGGAGCCATCTGCTCCACGATCTCGTTCTTGGCGGCTTCGAGCGCGGCGGCCTTCAGGGCCTTCGCGTCCTTTACTGCCTCCTTCACGAGCTCTCGTCCTTCCTTTGCGGCCATGTCGTCCTTTCCTCTCCGGGCGGAAACTTCTACATCTAAATAAAGACGCCCAGAATAATTTCGCTCTTTTTTTTAGTTTCTCGATTCTCCGCGCTTGAGTTCCAAGCGTCGGTTGAAGTCTGCCCTTGCGCGCTTCCTCCGGTTCTTTACCGAAGGCTTCTCGTAGCCTCTACGCTGGTAGACTTCCTGTATGATGCCCTCATTCCTCACCTTCTTCATGAACCGCTTGATCATTCTTTCCGGCGATTCGTCCTTCCGGGGAGCCACCTCTACGTGTCTTGCCCGAACAGGTTCGTGCGAGGAATCCTTGCCCTTCTTCATCAAATCACTTACTTTCGGCCGGCTGCGGCCTTCTTGGCCATTCCCTTGGCGCCGTACTTCTCGCGACCGATCGAGGCCGCCAGAGCACCGGCGTTCTTCACGCCCTTCTTGTGCGCGAGCTTCCCCTTCAGCTTCTTGAAGCCGATGTGCTTCTCGTCGACCGAGGTGTTGGGCGGGGTAGCGTCTTCCTTCACCTGACCGAGGCCACGGCGCTGGAAGTCGTAGTAGTGCATGGCCGCTTCCCAGATGTTCGTGGGGACGGCAACGGGCTGGGGAACGAGGGCTGCCCAGGCGCTCGACGGATCGGGAGAGAGCTCCTCGGAGATCATCTGGCCGATGGCCTGCCGAAGGGCCGACTCCATCTTCGTACCATAGATACGGTCGTCGATGCTGTGCGGGGTGTTGGTGTAGGGACCGAAGTTGGCGGCACCCTGCGAACGGTAGAGGTTGAAGCCGCCCAGGGCAGGAGCGAAGTCAAAGTTCTTGTCGACGATCTGGCCGTCGGCGCGGTGTTCCGCCTCCGCGACCTTCGCCTTCTTCTTCTTCGCCTCGTTGATGGCCGTCTGAACCATGCCACGAAGCTGCTCTACGGTGATCTTCATCTACAGAGGCTCCTTGTCTAAATAGACCAGGCTTGAAATCTTACTTCTTTTCGGGGATTATTCCATGCCAAGCATCTTGATGAGGGCCGCCCAGGCGCCTTCATTGGCCAAGATGTCGTAGTCTTCCGACCACCCGGTCATGTAGCCACGGCCCGAGGGGTTGGTCTTCCCCAGTCCCTGGCCGAATCCAGATCCGACCACCTGCATGAGGACCGAGGGGAAGCTGTCGAAGTCCGTCAGCTCTTCTTCCGAGGGGGGTTCTTCGCCCTGGTCGTGCTGGATCGTCTTCTCGAGCTCGTCGTCTGAAGAGTCTTCCCAGTGATCTGGATCGAGGACGGCAGGTTCTTCCACGGGAGGGACCAGAGGATCTACCGCGGACTCGTTGT